CGTCTCCAATATGGTGTCAAGAGACAGAGGAGCAATCCACTTATTCCTATCCGCATCAAAAATAAACTTACGTTTAAGATAGCTCACCTCCTGTAGCGGACGAGAACGCTGGGTCGCAAGTTGGTCCTTATCCTCCATCGTATAGGACAATCCAATAGCCCGCATCAAGCCCGGCATAGTTAATTGATTAAACACGCCAAGGCGAGACTCGGGAATTGAAACGATGTGATCATCACCATAAGCCACTATACCACATTCTCGCCAGAATGATCTAGCGAAAATGAGATTAACCTTTTGTTGAGAAATCTGCCAGCAACAACAAAACGCAATATTAACTAACACTGAGTTTATAATTGCCGTAAGATAATGACCAGAGGGCAAGGAATGAGTCCACTGAACCACCTCATCATCGACTAAGTGAATTGAATTGAGTAATGAGCGCCCTAAAACACGCATCACCAAACAATCCTCATCACTCGCCCCAAGGAAGCGGCGATTAAGTGCAACCAACACTTCAATCGCCTCCTCCAACACCATGAGGTGCTCACTAGCATCAAAACCCTCAAAGTCACCAGCCACCATATGGGGACTTTTCCTCAACAGAACTTTAGCCAGTTCGTGCCAATCCCTAGAATAGGGATTTGTTCCAACCGAGATGTGAGATGCATTCCTAGTCCGCTGCAAAAGCGCAACAACACCATTGAAATACATCTTACATGCGATCAAATAATCAAGAGGACCAGCAGAAAACAATCTCGTCTTGTGCGCCTTATGAATAGGCTTCCGCTCATCCTTAAGCGTGTCAATAAACACGTGCTCCAAGATGTTTCCCTGCCTTGCCTCATCAATTATCCGATCTACACGTCTTTTTAACTCGATAGCCTGGGGAGTGTCAAGATTGTACACATCATCAGTCCCAAAAAACTTATGGCGATCAGTATATCCCGACATCACCACAAATGGAAAACCAGGTGAAGTGGTCCTTTTAATCGAATTAACAAACTCATCTCCGTCAATGCCCTTAACTGCCTCCTGAAAAGTGTAAACGCTCTTCAGGTTCTCGTCAATAGCATATGGACGGGCCTTTATGGTTTCACAAAGTTCATCAATAAAAGCCGTTCGCGAGTTTATAAGTGCATCCCTACGGATTGCACTCGGAACACACCCTAAACGTCGCAAGCGATATTCGCGTGGTGAAAATTGTTCGCCATCAATGAGCATTGGTCGTAATAAACACGGCTTTGTCCGAGGGTTACGAATAACCCTATGAACAAGGGAAGGACGTATCTTAGTGCGCACAGGCTGGGAAACCCCTTTTGGAACTTTCCCAAGCCTAATAAATACACTATCAGATGGAATCTTGCCTTGTTCATGGCCGATAGGTCGCAAATCAAGTTCTCGTTTTTGATTCAATTGTGAAGTTTTCGGAAACATTGTTAAAATAGCCTCAATATCTTCCCTGTAAACAGGGG